AACGTGATAGAAGAAGAGTGTCAATAACGCGATGACGGGGAGTGAAATAGTTATATAGTTTGCCAAGACAAGGGATGTCGAAGCCAATAATATTGTGGCCGACGATTGTATCCGCCACCAATAACTTGCCAATCCCCTCTGAGATGGAATATTTGTTATTCTTTTCATCGTTGTAAGTTTCTACTTCATCAGTTGTAGAGTCATATATTGCTAGGCAATGAATCCGTGTTAAATCATGTAAAAGACCATTGGTTTCAAGGTCGAATACAAGAGTCATTTCTTCATCCACTTGAATGTTTTGTCTACAAACTTTGCTTTCTTTTTTGCCATCTCGCTGGGTGGCTCTGGTTTATTTAGTTTTGGAGCTTCCTTAGATTGTTCATACCAAGGATGCTCGTATTCACTGTTTTCAAAAATCCGTGGTTTCGCTGGTCCCACGTAGAAAGGATGGTTCCGTAACATCATTCTCACTAAATCTGCAGTTGGATAAGTCATATGAAAGTGTACAAGCTACGCCTGTCTCGCCTGAATAACGGTTCTTAAGGACTCTAAGAGTCGTATCGCTTCCTCCCTCTGTGGACTGCTGGTCTCGTTCAAGTCCAACAACCGCATCTGAGATTTGAGAAATACTATGAGATCCCCTAAGTTGTGAGAGGGAAACACGTCCTCCCTCTTCATGTGATTTTCTATCATTACTAGATCTTCTTAAGTGACTAACTAAGAAAAGAGTTATACCTGTACGTTCAACTAAACTTCGTAAACGAGTCATTGTCTGATCTATCATTCGTCTCTCATCTCCATCTAATCCACTAAGTAATATGGATAAATGATCTAAGAATATAAGACGACACTCCAATCCACTGGCAAGGTATTCGATCCGATTGTAAACCACGTCCGGATCATAAGAACCAAAGCCATCAAACATGTAGAGATTCCAATTAGCAATGGTATTACGAAAATGCTCTTGGAGTTCTTTTTCACTGTGTTCACCTATATGTAATGGTTTGCCTACAGCTGTAGACATCAGACCTAAAGCTGTTTGTCTATTACTTGCTTCAAGGTCCAAGAATCCAACCCGTTCCCCTTTGTTGAGAAGGTGAGTTGCGATTTCACGGGTGATGGTTGATTTTCCTTGGCCAGTGCCGCTAGTAAATGTGATAAGTGATCCATACCGGATCCCTCGTAGCTTCTTATTAAGTCCTTCGTATGGGTAGTCATGGTCTGATTCTTTCTGTGGAGTGGTAACTTCTTTCAATAGAGTTTTAGCATCTATGATTCCATCAGGTTGATAAGGCTTAGCATCCCATATCGCTTTTCTTATTGCTTCTGCATCATTCGCTTGCAAAGCTTCTGAAGCGTCTTTATAGGCGTCGAGCCTTGCAATTTTGACCTTCCCAGGTGGTAGTACTGATGCAGCATCCTCCGCTGCTTTTCTTCCAGCCTCATCTCCATCAAAGAAGAGAACAATTTCCGCATATCCTTGAAATAAGTCGTATTGTTTTTGTATATCTTTCTTGGCTGATGCAGCTCCATGTGGGAGTGATACGTGTGGCCAACCTGTCATTGCCTCATAACCAGAGGCAGCGTCTAATTCACCTTCATAAACAATGATCCGTTTACCGCTACTAGGAAATAGATGCTGACCAAACAGAGTATCAGTACTGTTGCCTTCATAATAGAAGTCCTTTTGTTTAGTCTTTACCTTTGCTCCCTGAAGTATTCCGTCGCTCGTGAAATAATGGAAGCGTAGAAGTTCTCCGTCTCGGAAGATTTTGTAGAATTGATTTGTCTTTTCTGATATTCCTCTACGTTGCAGCCTTTGGGCTGATCCTTTGAGTTGTACATTTGTAGACATTTGATGAGTGTGTGTATTTTCTCCATTCCCAGGAGTACGGGTGTGACATACAAAGCAATAGGTGTGGCCATCGGAGTACTCGCTTTTAGCGTCCGATGACCCGCAGTTCTCACATGCTGTATGCCTAACAAATTCGCTCTCTATATGAGCCATTCCATTGGTATGTTGTGCCATGCGGTCCAAGGTATTTTGTGACGCTCGCACCACTTGGCGTAAGTAGTTTTGGACCTCTTGGAGATAGTATTGAATGGAGCTTGAAAGACCATCCTTATATCTAAGTCAGGGTTCTGTTCTTTTACAGCTTTCATCTTCCTTCTATCCGCTGAATCCCAATAACCCTTAGTCTCTAGATAGACACCATTCGGTAATAGGAAGTCAGGAGAATAGTTGTGTTGTATTTGATATGGAACCCTAGTTGGTTCATATTCATAATCAATTCCTAACTCACATAGAAGATCAGATACCTTCTCTTCAAGTTGAGACCTGAACATTAGAAGTCATCTTCTACTGAACATGGTGTACCGACCGCCTCAACGTTTGGTTCACTTGCTTTAAAGCCTTTTGTTTTACCGAATAACTCAGCAACTCCAGCTTCATCTAAGTCTCCACTATCTATTCCAGCTCCTCCCTGAACCGTCACGATCTGTACTCCAGAGAGCTTCAGAGACGTACCATACGAGATACCATCTCTTAGTAGGTAAGGCTTCTGTATAAAGCCTAGCTTGACTGTAGATCCAGCATAGACAGGAGTATTAGGGTCACTAATTGGACTACCTTCAGTATCGACCACTGGGGGTTTTTTATCTTCAGCCCATGAGAACTTGATGATGTATTTTCCATCTGATACTTCCTCCCAAGGCTCTGGTTTTAATGAGGATCTCTTAGGGTTCTTGAGTTTAGACTCAGCCCACTTAAGACACTCAACTCTCTCTTCCTCTAACTTATCAATCATGTCTTGACCAACTACAGCTCTCAAGCTATAGCCGTACTGACTTGGCTTCATTACAGCCTGATACCCCTCTAATACTACGGGATCAGGTGTGACGTGGATGTTTCTCATTAACAAAAAAAGTAAGTGGATTCAATTACCTCTGACGGCTTAAGGTCGTCGATAATCGGTGGTTTAGTTTTCGCACCTATTTGGTTAGCGAAATCTGTTAGATAATCATGCTCTGCGAACAGGTGCATGTAAGTTTCTCTGACAATTCTGGATAGCTCAGTCATATCAGTTGCTCTACATAAGACACTATCGTGTATGAGAGCTATAGGTTGATTAAACTCTAATGATGCGAGACATAAGAGACTTGCATCTAATGAATGTATTAAATTCGGAGCCGTTGCAGCTTTATGTCTAGCCTTATCTACTTCGAGAGAATCTCCAGTAGCAACCTTCATTCTGATTCGTGCAGTACCTAAGACACGTAGCTTGACTTCTTCAAAGTGTTTCTTGAAAAGTGTTTGAGAGACAATAAAACCTGATGGTGTTACCCATTGAAGTTTCGTCGCTCCATCTTTAATAGCTTGAGTAACCTCATCCTCTATCCATTTCATAACCTTCATAGGTCCAGGGACTATGAGATTCATTGCATCCCTAACAGCTTTAACTGTTTGAGTTAAGTCTTCCTTCTCAATCTCTATCCCTTTATCCTTTAAGGCATCTTTGATGTACGTCCGATTTGAAAATGGTTTTGCATTATATGGTATCGTCATTACTGTACGCTTTGTACATTTGCGATCCCAGTTATCACGTAGCTTCTCAGGTATATTTGGCTTAGATGTTTCAGCTATTACTTTATAAGCATCTTGTGGCTTATCTGAAGGTAATACATTAACAAGTTTGGCTGTTGATTTATCTTTAGCGAGACCTGCAAGAATCTGTAGACCACTACATGTAGCGTCTATGGCTATAGGTAAGCCAGTACTTATTCGATCTCTCTTAATGACACAGTGATAGAACTCACTACATGCAGACAAGAATTGCCAAGGTTCCTCAGCTTCCTCCCATTCATGGAGGTTATCTATTGGATCAGTTGCAATTCTCTCTATTAAATCTTCATTTGAATATGTCCAAGCAAGTCGATCATTAAGAGTTTCCTTATCTAGACCATAAGTTGTAGCAACTTGGAACCTCAACCATCGTTCTGCCTCATCATCCATGAAGGATTCATCAGCAAATCTTATAAGACTCTTTCCAAAGTCTGTATCTTGAGGCGTTAAAAATGCAGGGATCGGGTAGATCCGACCTCGGTAATCAAAAGACCAGGGGATATAGAACTTTTCTTTATTCTTAAAGCGTTCTACTGTCTCCATCGTCATCCTTGTTCGACAAGATTTCTTAAATTCTTGAGCTTGTCGATTCATTACCTGAGCTGTATCTCTGCAGTATTTTTTCCTAGCTATTTCATTGTCAGCTATATCAACTGGCTTAGGTGGTAGATCGTGTTGACATATTGGTTGGAACTTTCCAACACTTAAACCCTTTCTCTGAAGTATTTCAGCTACCTTCACAGTGAAAGGGTTTAGGGTATAAGCAACTTTTTGAATCTTATTGAGGAATTCAAATGGCTTTTCTCCCTGTATAGGGGAGACCTCGCTCCTCCTCACCATGTCATGTCCTCGTATAACCTCGTTAAGTAAGTAGCCACCTGGCTTTTCAGGTGTCCAATCATTCGGCTCGATTAACATCGGCCAAGCAAGAGGACTGAAAAGTTCAGCGTTATACATGACCTGATCCTTGATCGTTATGAACTCAGGTGTAGGTACGACATAGTTATGAGTCCTTCTTCCAACTCGTCTTATTTCTATCTCAAACCATTTACTAGTTGAGAGGAGACAATCAAGTAACCATTGACCCAACCTCACACGATTGGTAGCTCCCCAAGTATTCCACTTCTGTACCTCATAGCGATTCATTAAGGTTTGTATCACTACGACTTTCTGATCTGTACCTATAGATTTATGCCAGTAATTCTTCTTTAATGTTTCTAACAAACCTGGAGCATGTTTCTCGTAGTGACGCATCTGTGCTTCATTCTCTATCCCCTTTCCAATCGCTTCAGATATACGTGTTAATTGATCACTACCTTCCTTAATGGAAAAGACTTTATCAATCGTGATCTTGCATGTAATAGCTGCAGCTGCAAGTGGTTCAATGTCAGCTAAGTATTGATGAATCTCTTTGAATAACTGACCAGTATGTCCTTCATGTATTCGTTTATTCGTATCTTCAATTTGTTTAACAACTAAAGGTAATAAAGCATCAATGGTCGTAACTCCATAGATAGAAGCTGACGCATATGATTTCTCTTCTAGAGTTTTAGTTTGCTCTTTAAGTCTCTTTAATCCTTGAGCAATAGCATCACGTTCGTGGTTAATTTGCTCGTCAATTTGAGCTGGTGTTGGCATAAGTTTTACGCGCAATACGTTAAGTTTTGATCTATACCTAAGTGGATAACTATATAAACAAAATAAGGCCAAGGCTTTTGACCTTGACCTCTACCTATATGTATCGTGGATCACCAAGAACCTAAAACCAGCGCGTCTACCAATTCCGCCAGGTGGGCTAGGTGATCTGAATGATCATAATCTAGCGCGGGGCGGAAATGCGGTTTTATAAACCTAGTGACTTCGTTGGAAAACATGCTTGGTGGATTCGCTAGATACTATATATTCGTCATTGCATTTGCACGACCTTCATCATCTGACTTCCCATAAATGAGAGTTGTGACGATGTTTTTATGTCCCATTAAATCCATTAATGTTCGGAAGTTTGTACCTCCTCTCACATGGAACATTGCGAAACTATGTCTCAATGAATGGAAACAATATCCATCCTCTAAATTCATATACTTTGAGGTTACGTTCTTAAATTGTTTAAGAAGTTGATGACGGTTCATCCAATCATCACCAAAGATACATACATTTGGAGGTGCATATTCTAAGCGAGTTGTTAATATCGGCAAAAGATGAGTGTGGATAGGTATGCTCCTATAATTACCAGCTTTTGTCCGTGTGTCCTTGCGACCTCCAACATGGATTAACTTATGAAATAAGTCCACATCTTTAGCCTTTAAGTTTAACAATTCACCTTGCCTCATGCCTGAGTAGGCAGCGGCAATCACAATATCTGCAAGGTTGTCATTGTAAAACACCTCACGTGATATGCGTACGATTTCATCAACCTGATCCTTGGTGAAGTGATAGCGAATTGATTCATCTTCCTTCAGTCGTTTGAACTTAGGAATATCAAAGTCAATGAGCTCTTCTTCCTTACAGAAATTTAAGACAGTTGAGACTGCTGAGACGAAACGATTGATGCTTGATTTCATCAATCCATCTTCTTCTTGCAGCTCAACCATGCACTGCGTTAGTACAGGTTGACGGATCTTCTCAGCGGGAAATGTATATCCCCTGAGTTTTGTGAAATAACCTGAATAAATCATGGCTGACTTACGTCCTCCACCATTTCTCCAAGTGTCTCTGTTGTTTAGGGTGTAATCGAGACAATCACCCCAAGTAATTGCTCTAGTCATAGAGAATTGATTTTATTTGGTGCATGAGATCCTCACCTTTTTTTGTGAGTCTGAGTCTTTGCCTACGTGGCGAGACTTCTTCTACCTCCTTAATTATGAGATCGAATCCAGCTTTACCTAGACGATGGTCCTTGCTAAGCTTGTCAGTATTACGTGAGCCACTAGCAGTAGTGAAGTTTAAGTCCTCCTCTAATGCCGTCTTATGGCAATCATTATGTGATCCGATATAAAACAACGTAGCTAATACTTGAGCTGGTACTTCTCGGTCATACAAACGCAAGAGATTAATCACCTTTAATAGGCGGTTTATCTTGTCGTCTGTTTGTTTCCTGCGAAGGTTTGGCTCCATCGTTGTTAAGGCGTGGACGCTCATACTCTAATCTGTATGTACCGAGATGTACATCAAACTTGACATAACTTTCCTTATCTTTACCCAGGTAAAAGTTCCCAAAACTTATAAGTTGCATCGAATGATAATGATTTTCGTTTGATAAATTGTTTCCTATATTGACTACTGTGTCTATGTACATTGCATTGTATAACCATCTTAAATGTTTTTACATTTCTTCTGTAAATACATCTTAACAGCTTCATTAACTACATCATTAATCGTAGTACTTTCAGTGGCTGCTTGGATCTTTAACTTTCGATGAAGATAATCTTCCATGTTGACCGTGATGCGTTTGATGTCATTAATACCTAATTCGCTACAAGTGTATCCTCCTTTAACTGTTCGTGCATAAGTTTAATTAATTCATCCTTATTTGGATGATTTGCTATGTCCCTGATTAGCTCAGCGAGTCTAATCTCTTGTGTTCGTTTCCTCATTGTTATACCTCGGTGGATTGGTTGAAAAATTCTTTAGGGTTTATGTGATGCATGGCGTCATAGGTCAGAACTGTGAATTGCTTCGAATCCCTCATGAGTTGACTGACCTTTTTCTTGGCCGCATGTACACGCTGATATGCGTGTTCTTTAATCTGTCCTTCTTCGCTTTCTTCTCGGACTACACATATATGTGTTCTCTTGAGTTCCCACATGTCCTTCATGTCCATGAGTAAATCAAAAGGAAAGGGTTCGTATTTATCTGATGGAATATCAGAGAATTGTTTCCACTTATTTGGAAAATATCGTTTTTGTTTAGCCATAATCTGGTATCCATTGGTCGCGTGTATCGTCATCACTACAAGGCACGACGTCCTTGAGTTCTTCATTCAACGAGCCTGCTAGGTTGACGGCTCGATAACCTGCTTCAATGTTGTCGGCACCATGAATGATGTACTCATTCTTATTAGTTAGCACGACAAATCTTCTGAGCTTATAATCACTCAGACGATGATGAGTGTGTTGCATAAATGTTATTTAGTCCTTGAAAGTTTGCGTACTAGCTGTTTCGTTCTGGCCTTAGCTTGCCGTATCTTTTGAGGCTTTCGCCTGCTTTTGTCTTTGCGCTGAACGTCCGCGCTTGCGAACTTCAGATACCTTATACTTTCCATTCTCTATATTCTCTAGCAATTCTTTATAGTTATCTATCCAGATGTGGTCCTTGTAGTTGTGGATAAATGCAAGGATAGAGTTCTGTATTAACAGTTCATTTGATACATTCATGCGCGTGTCCTTGTGTAATATTCTTCTATTAATTTGTCACGTAGATTTACTACATCCTTGTGTAATAAAGTGCAATTAGATACACGCATATGTGGTTGCTCAAATCTACCTATTAAATGTATTAATTCATTCTTTGTGAATTGCAATTAAACCTCCATAAGATACGTAAAGTTAAGGGATGTGAATCCCTCATCCAACCCACGCATGGGCTGGAGGAGAGAATCTATTTAGTAGATGTAGTCTTCTTCTTTGGTGTTACTTGCTTCTCAAGATCTTTCTTTACTAACTCTTGAGCAAACTTGAGCATAGTCTCAGGCTTAAGACCATTAATAACTACACGATCTTCATAGTCTCTACTAATAACCAATCCACTGTGCTCCTCGCAGTACCAGATTGCTGCATCCTTGAGGTAGTACTCGTGTGTTGATTCGAACTCTAAAGTCATAATGTCATCAATAAACAATGAAGGGGTTGAGTCCTTCATCAAGCCAACTATACCGAAGTGGATATAGATGGCAAGAGGAAAGAGCCTAATTAATACTTAGCCGTGATGAGTGTGCACATTAAGTATTACTTAGTCCATGTTATTCATGGCAGTAACTAATACCTTACGTGTACTACGTCCTAAGTTAACTACGTCCTTGATAAGAGCACGTGATTCATTGACATGTATATGCCAACGATTACGTATGTCTAAGTAATACTTACGCATAGGTATTACTGTTAACTCATCAACAAGACAATGGTCTTGCAATGCGTTGCTTATCTCTATTAACTTAGCCTTAGTAAGTCTGTCATTAATAGGATGTGTTAGTGCGTCCTTGTAATTCATTAGTCGAAGTGGAATACAGCGAGGTAAGTAATAACAAGTGGCAACAATGCCAAAGGATACAGCATGACATGATTAACCTCGCTCATTGCGAGGCAACGGTCCATGCGAGGATCGAACTCGCATTAATAGCGTGACAAGCTATCGTCCTAACCATTAGACGAATGGACCA